ATCTACAACGAAATGTATGGTGTTCCAACTAAACAAGAGGTAGCTAATCCAGAGGAGGTAACTAAGGATGCCGATAAACCTGTCCAAGGGTCAAACAATTAATCTGTCTAAAGAAGTCAATAATGGTCTAAAAACAGTAACAGTTGGTCTTAGCTGGGGTGCGAAAGTACTCCATGCTAAACCTTCTAAAGAAGAGGCAAAAAGCTTTATGCAAAAATTCTCTTCCTTTTTTAAAGGGGAAAGCGGTGGGTTGATTGATAAACCTGTACGTGCCCCTAAAATGGACATTGATTCTTCAGTATTCCTGATTAAGGATACTAACCAACGCCTGACAACAGTGTACTATGGTAATCTACGTGCTCCTGGAGTACGACATGCTGGAGATGACCTTACAGGTAATGATAAGAAGGGTGCTAGTGACAATGAGGAAATCTATGTAGACTTTGAAAAGATACCTCCTAATGTGCATAAGCTGTTCGTTGTTGCTAATGTATTCTCCCCTATGGATGGTCACTTTGGGTGGGTACCTGGATCATATATCCGTATTAAGGATGAAAAGGGTAATGAAATTGTGCGCTACGAGTTAGGTGCAGACTTCAAGGATAAAAGAGGTATCGTTGTAGCGGAATTGTACCGTGATGGTAATGGGGACTGGAATTTCCGTGCCATTGGTAAATCTACAGTTGGTAACTCAATGAATCAGCTAGAAAACTTATGCCTACAGGGGGACTTCTAATATATGGAAATCTTACAACATATACTTGATACCTACGCACAGTTCTTTGACTGGCAAATGTGGGGAGAAGTACTTACTAGTAAATCAGCTTGGGGTTTAATACTTAGTTTAGTAATTCTTGAGGGCTTGTTATCAGCAGATAACGCCCTCGTACTTGCTATCATGGTAAGGCACTTACCAGAGGAACAACGTAAGAAAGCTTTATTCTATGGACTACTTGGTGCTTATTTCTTCCGATTCCTATTCATTGGAGTAGGAACTCTACTAATCAAGCTATGGTACGTTAAACTGATTGGTGCTCTGTACTTACTGTGGATTGTAATAGACCACTATCGTAAGAAGGGTAATGAAGGTGAAGAGAACCATGAGATGAATACGGGTGGGATACTAGTAAAATGGTTCGGTGTATTCTGGGCTACAGTTATCTCTGTTGAAATCATGGACATAGCTTTCTCTGTGGACAGTATCTTAGCAGCACTTGGTGTATCAGAACAGGTTTGGGTACTACTAATTGGTGGTATGTTAGGAATCCTGATGATGCGTGGTGTAGCCCACATCTTCCTATACTTAATGGAAAAGGTACCAGAACTAGAGAATACTGCATACTTCTTGATACTTGCAATTGCAGTTAAGATGGGTGGAAGTGTGTTTGGTCTACACATCAGTCATGAAGTGTTTGTTATTACTTTAGTTGGTGCATTTGCTATCACATTTGCGTTACACTATCTTAAAAAATACCTACCCCGTAAGGGTTAACATAGATTAGAGAGAGGATATCCTCTCTCTATTTTCTTTGTTTAAGAAGGGTATAATTTAAGGGGGTTTTGAAAATGGCTAAGACAGGTGGCAAGGGTATTAATAGTAAAAACAAGGGTGCAGAGTATGAGCGTAAGATTGCTAAGGCTCTAGGCTCTTGGTGGGGTGAACAGTTCCAACGCACTCCTGCTAGTGGTGGATTACAGTGGAAAAAGGATAACCGAGTTACTGGTGATATTGTAACACCACCTGACTCAATATTTCCTTTTACTATTGAGTGTAAGAAGCGTGAGGGATGGTCTTTAGAGCAGTTCCTAAAGAATACTGGTGAGATGGAAGAATGGTGGACACAATGTATTAGGGATGCTGCAAAAATAGATAAGAAGCCTATGGTTATCTTCAGCAAGAACTTTGATACGGACTATGTGATGATGACTAGAGCTGACTTTGATGCTATTACCGATGGTATACTTGAGCTTAACGCATTCAATAATTTCGTGGTACACAAAGAAGGATTAGAAGCAAGAGTTATCTGTGAGTTGGATAAATTAATCGCCAATGTTTCTAAGGAAGACGTCATCAAGGCTTACAGTCTGTGACCTATTCGATAAGATGAGACAAGCTTGATAGGGAAAATGGGTTACTTTTCCTACTGGCTTGTCTCTTTATTTTTTCTGAGAGGACGGGAAAAATGAAATCAAGAGTTGAGCAATCAACCAAAACCAAATTGAGTATAAAGGAGATGTTGAAGGATGACTAATCAACAAATGTATGAGGTAGAAGGACAATACGTGCCAGACTTAAAGGCTGTAGCAGCAGTACTAAATGTACCAAAGGTGTTAAAACGTGATATTCAAGAGGGTGGCGCACTAGAAGGTAAGGTAAAACTAGTAAATACAGAGATGGTGGGTGATGGTATCAAGGCTGAGACTGAAGATGAGCAATGGGATAACTTTAAAGCTAAGACGGATGAAGCTATTGCTAAGGAAGTGGAAGAGGAAGTAGGAACGGTAGAGGAAGAGGATGATGAGCCACAACCAATAAACTATGTAAGAACCGAGGATATTGTCAACACTAAAGAGGAAATCTTAGAAGCTATACCAGAATTTAAGGCACTGAAGGAGTTTAAGGATTGGTATAAAGACATTGATACTCAAACGGTAGAGTACTTTGCTAAGGCACTAGGTCTAACGTGGACAGAAACAGAACATGCTAATATCCATCGTATGAGAATCTCAATGGCTATGCAACGCTTCTTCTTCCCAGAGATGTTTAAGCCTAAAGAGGGTAAGAAAAAGAAAGCCAAATATGGTGACCTGTCTACAGAGGATTTATTCAAAATGGTAGCTGCTAATAAACTAGACGTGAAGAAGACTAACAATAATCCAATTGACCGTATGAACGCAATAATGGCTCTAAAGAAAGCAGGTAAATTACCTAAATAGGTCAGGAGAGGGGAGGGTTTTCCCCTCTTCTTTTTTATTACTCTTGAGCTAGGAACATCGGGTCTCCCCCACCCCTAGGAAAGAGAGATTGACAAAAGGTGTCAAAATTGCAAAAATGAATTCAACGCCACCAACGAGTGGCAGTTAGCCAGAGCCAAAAGGAGAGGGTATTATGGAAAACAACAAGAAGGTACAAGAGTACAAACCTGAGTTAAAGGCTGAGATTCTAGAGGATTGTTTGTCAATCCCTATCTCCAGCACACAGAAGTTGAGAGTACTAATGGTTAGGGATGAAAACTTAGGCATTCGTATTTCAGCTCAAAAGTGGTGGAGAGAGAGTAGGGACGGTGAGTGGGTACCTGGTAAGGGATTTATGATGACAGGTCGCCAAGCCCTAATGATGGGGAAAGCTTTACAAGATGTTGGCAAACGTATTATTAACGTGAAGTAATTATATCTAATTGGGGGAAAATTGAATATGTCTAACGAGCTATGTAGAAACGGTGAAGCACTTAAATTATCTTGGGACGCAGTAGTCAAGCAGTTCAACAACTTAGTGAAGTATGCAGCAAGACAAAAAGCACAGAACAGTACATTGGACGGTATGTTATCGGCAGAGGATTTGTATCAAGAAGGTATGATTAAGTTGTATGATTGCTGGGATAAGTGGTGCGTGGGTGAGAATAAAGACATGGACGAATTTGCTCCTATCTTCCGTAAGTCTCTATACAGACAAATGGACAACAAAGGTGGAGGGAGCAAGTTTACCTACATAGACTTAGAAGATGCGTTTACAAACATAGAAGACAGCAAAGGCTATGATGTAGTAGAAAGAATGTACCGAGATAATGGCATGGAGAAGCTAAAGGATATGCTAAGTGAGATATCAAGAGAGTTCCTAGAAGAACTTATTGAGCCTAGTGAAGCAACACTATTCCAGGTATGGGCTGATACTGCACGTAAGAACATGCTTAAATCACAGGGCAAACGTATTAACATCCCTAAGGACACAACAGTTAGAATGAAACATATACAACGAGCTTTAGGGTTAACAGGTAAGCAGTATGACAACGTAATGCAAGAGATTAGGGAGAAAGCACCGTTGGCATTACAGTACTAGAGAGATAGCAGTTTAGGAGAAAAAATCAAATAAATCACTTCTTTTATAAGTGATTACATGTGAATGGGGGAAATGTAGTTATGAGTTTCTTTGGAAATATAGACTCAAAATTATTAGAAGCGTTACAAGAAAGTACTTGTTTTGGTATTGCACATGATGAGAGTGTACCTGAATGTCAGAAGTGTGATGTAAGAGGTCAGTGTAAGGCACGTATGGAGGGAGCTAATATCCCAACACCACGTAAGAAAGAGAAGAAGGTTGTAGTGGAAACTCCTAAGGAGACTAAAGCAACAACTAAGCCTGCAACAAAGTCGGACAAGCCAGCACCGAAAAAACCTGCTAGTACACCTGCTAAACCTAAAACAGAAGCTAAGAAGAAAGACCCTGTCCAGTATTCGGCAGATATGCCAGACTTCAAGCCTATGAGCTTTGAGGCACTGAAGGACTTAGCAACAGAGCGTAATGTAGAATGGAAAGACTACGCTAATGATTCTATCACACGTATGCGTCTGATTATGAATCTTAAGAAATCGTACCAGTAATATAAAAGGGTGTGCCAAGCAGGGTACACCCTTTCATTAAGTTTCAGGAGGTAAGACATATGAATAACAATGAAATAATCAGGACTCCTATCTCCGTAAATAGAAGTCCTATATCTGTATCTTTTTGTAACTGCTATAATCAAAAAATCATTAAGCACAATGACCACGCATATGCGGTGTGCGGAGATAGAATGTCTCTAGGTGACCTTAAAGACTACTTACTGTTGGATCTACCTAACCCTATATACTTTACTCACCTAGTGACGAACTGGGAAGAGAAGATTAACTTAGTGCTTGATAACAATACACCAGTGATTCTAAAGACAGGGAAGGCGATACCTACCTACCTTGTTAAGAAGATGGGCGAACAGAACCGCTCAACTTTGAGGGTTGTTATTAATTCCCTAGATGACTCTGCACGGAAGTTGGTACAGGTGGAGTCCTCCGAGATGAAAGACATCAGGGAGATGATGTTCATAGCAAAAGCGTGGAAGGTTTTCGTGTCGTGTCACGTAGACTACTTCCCTCACATAATGAAGCCATTAGACTTATTACAACTAGTGGAAATGAATAAGAATCTGGTATCCTCTATTACAGTAGACTTCCCAGCATTCACTATTGAATTCCTAGAGGCAATGGTAGACCGATGGCAGATGATTAACCCTAAGTTCATGGAGCATATCCAGAAGTACTACTTACTGGACGAACATGAAATCTATCAGCCTAGATGTAAAGCAGAGATACTGTCCAAGTTGGATACGTTTGTTAAGGGAAGACGAGTAAATATCATAGACCTTCCAGACCATAACGTTACCGAGTATCACACAGAAGAACCACCATTTGGTATATCTTATGATAATCAAGAGCCAACTACTTGTGGAAAATGTGGGAGACTACTATATGCATAACAAAAAGGTAGCCCATTACAGGCTACCTTTTAATATTGAATTTAGTATGTGTGTGAAGTCCTCTTGTGTGCCACTCAAGAATCTAACCATTGAGCCATGTGTATAGTGTCTCATGTCATTGACCCTTTTAGTGAACTTATCCCTTGTTAACAATAGAACACGTGGAAACGTAGGATTTTTGAATACTTTAGCCCATTCTTTCTTAGCCCACTGTTTGGACACGTAGTAATCTTTGTAATTGTCAATCTTGTTCTTGATAACTGGTAGCCTCTCCGTACCCATGTCGACCTCAATGCAGAATCCATATCCTTTACCCTTACACTTAAATACACAAACAATGTCGGGCTTAATGAAACTGTCATTAAAGTGGCACTTCTCTTCCGTCTCATAATATATCATCTCTCCCTCTAGGTCTCTAAGAATTTCCCTTATCAAGCATTCACATTCGTTAATGGCAACTCTGTGGTGAAACCCGTCTACTAGTATTCGCTGACCATTAGAGTCATACTTGATTGGCTTACTGTATCGTTCCATATCCAGTAATATTATTCCTGCCCTGTCAATACATATGTGCTGTTGAGCACTCCCCTGACCCAAAGGTACAGGGGGAACTATTCTATCTATCACATGCTTGTTGAACAGTATCTTCAGCCTATTGTTAAGCCTCTCAGTACTAGCAAATTCTGGGTAAAGACGTTGTATCTGGTCTCTCTTTAGCACCCTCTTATCAGCCAGTAACCTTAGCAACCCCATGTCCCTCTCTGTAATGTTGTTGCAGTTATTATAAACCCACTCTCTAGTTATCTGCTTCACCTCTGGACGTTTATAGATACCCTTCATATCAACCTTCCTCCAATCCATCATCTGATAATACTTCCTCTAGTAATTCCATTATTTCCTCTGCACCTTCCTCATCACCATCCTCTAATAGCTTAGTTACTAGTGCACCAGCATCTTTCTCTAGTGTACGCAGTTCCTCTTCATGTTGTTCTCTACGCTCATCTTCATCAATTTCAATAGGGGTGTTTTTTGGTGGGGTTTTGCCTTTTTTGTCCTCTCCATCTACTAGTTCGACAGAGAACTCGGCATTGTTCTTGTATCTGAACAACTCATTCAGCACTTCCTGTTTTGGTCTTCCCATAAGCCTTGCATTTATATCGTATAAGTCATTATTGTCATATTTCTTGTATCTCTTTTCAGGCTCGTTAATAGCCTTAACCATAAATGGTGGAGTAGCTTCACCCTTCTTATTGTACATCTTTAGCTTGACGATTGCATGGTGCTTAGGCATACCCTTTGATATTTGGTCTACGCTAAATTCTGGTTGAATAACAGACTCCAGTTCTTTCAAGTTATCTCTATCTGTTTGGAATATAACATAGTGTGGACCAGCCTTACGTATCATCTTAGGTAACTCTCTATCCGCCTTTTTTAACTGCTCCCATCCATGGAACATAAATGTTAAGCCACAACGATACTTTCTATAACGAGTTAACATACTTCTCCAGCGTTCACTACCTTTGATATAGTGGTCTGGTTCATCTAGTACTATGAAGCATGGCTTACGGTCATCCTCCTCCTCAATATCTTCCCTACTAATGATAGCCAAATTAAACTTAGATATTAGGAATGATACTAGTGCGGTCTGATTCTCTTCACCTAGTGTTTCATTAGCCTTGACTAATACTAGACAGCCTTCATCCATCCACTTTCTGAAGTCTACTAGATATTCACCATTCTCATCCTTTTTAGGCTTCTGAAGTATGAAACTCTTTAGAGCCTTCTTACGCATTACAACTGCTAGACGTCTGAATGCTTGCTCATATATAGCTTTTCTGTCCTCTTTAGACATCTTCTCATGGAAGTATTCCCAGTCACTACGCAACTCTGGGTCATCAATATGAGGAATAACACTAGCACGATATTCTGCATTACTCAACATATTCTCTATATCCTGTAACGTTGCATCTGGAGTAGTGTACACTGCACGTACAGCATTCTCAACCCAGATTCTAGATGTCATGCTTAGTTCTGTACCTGCTACAAGCTCAACGTATGACAGAATCTCTTCAGTAATTAAATCCTCAATAACGTCAGTATTTCTACCTCTGAATATTTCATTCCAGCCCAACCCTACAGGGTTCTCTGAATTTAGCAAGTCTATTATCTTTACCTTATCCCTCTTATCTGGTGGAACTAGATTCAGTATCCTCTGTGCCAATTTACCATCTGCTGCATCTACTACCATAGACCCATAACCTTTCTCCAGTGCATCTAGTGCAAAGCTAGCTGCAAATGTGGACTTACCACTACCTGGCTCTCCTATTACCACACGTGACATACACAGTAGGTTAGGGTTGTCTCCTGCGAAGTATACTGTCTTAGTTTCACCATCTGTGTCTTCATATGTCGCAAACGGTATACCCTTACCGTCATCTTCAAATATCTCCTTAGGTATATCTGCTAAACTTCTATGTTGAACAGTGTCTAACTCTCCTTGGTGTTCTAACTGTAACACTTGGTCTGGTACCTGTATTATCTTAGCTAATTCTAGGGAGCATAGCTCATCTCCATTCATCTTAACAACCATCTTACGGTCTCTAATATTCTTGAGGGCTTTCACCTTGTCTCTACCCTCTACTTCTTTCGTCACTATCTTATTATCCCCTTCTAGAGGGTGGAAACCTGCTGTAAGGCTTCTTGTGATAGCTCTACGTCTATCTTCATCCTCGGATACAGCTACTGCATTAAAGTTAATCTTGAATCCTTCACTATACTTCTTACGTAATGATGATTTAGAACGTCCCTCATGTGCCTTTCTCTTTAGTGAGTCTCTGAACTCACTATTCATCTCCCAGCCAGGTATGAGGAAATCACCTACTATGTTCATAAGTTCTTCAAGAACAAGACCCACAACGTTAGCCAAGCCCACCAAGACGTTTTTTGATGTAAACATCGTACCTTTTTTCTTAGGAATGGTGTTCTTTTCCTTGATATCTTCGCTGATTCCAACCATAGTCTCATTCCAAGACTCCCCTAATGGTCTCATCCCTAGTTGGAGTATCGCATAATCCTCATCCTTGAGATAGTTAGTAGTCGTCAAGATAGAGTCCAATGGAGTATACTTAGGGTTCTCTACATCCAAGGATAGCGCTGGATGATTCTGTAAGGACATCTTGGTGACACTAGTATTGTCCATATGAAGATTAGGCAGAGGGTCTTTCACCTCCCTTACTGTAGAACGTTTCCAGCATCTTCTTATCTGCCTAGTAAGTGCATCCTTTAAGTGGTCTTTATCAGGTATAACCAGATAGAACTTCACCTGACCTTTGTGTATTATTACTTCCCACCATATATTCATCTCTGGAGTGTAGACCAGTCTACCACCTGCAAAGTTGATACGTCTGTTTAGTGGAGTGAACAGTGTTGCAAACTCTGTTATAAGCCACCTAACTCCTGCATTAGACGTCATCTTACTAGGAATAACCTCCAGTGTCACATACTGTATTTCCTCTTTCTCTACTAAACGTATCTTCTCCTTAGTAGTTGGATTAACAATATTAACCTCTGGTTGTGCATTCATCTTAACCCCTCCTATTTAAACCATCCTTGCATAAATTCTGGTAACACATACATCATTTCTTCCCTAGCCTTCTCACCGATAGATTCAAACGTTGCATCAAATATCCCACCCATTATACCACCGATGAACTTGAGACCATTTCCAGATAACTCTGGTACAGCTAACGAGATAACTACATAGATACAAGAGTATGCCATCTTGCGTACATTCATATTAGTGTCCTCCCATCCACATACCCATTATCACCTTTACAGTTTTGTAAGCCACTTGATATGAGAATCCAGGAGCTATATATTCAATAGCTCCCATTATCAAGAGCGACTTACATATACTTCCAACCAACCTAACCCAGAACATGTTATTGTACCTCCAAGAGTACTTCTACTGCCTTGTTAACTGACCATGTCAACACCTTGATAGTTACCATACCTGCTGTAACTAATCCTGCACCCACAACGTATAGCACTTTATTGCTTACTGGTTTCTTCTCCATGTAAATCCCTCCTATTGAAATTGTTTAGTATTTGCACTCAAAGCCTTGTCTAGGTCTATCTCTTTGTCCTGCTGTACAAGTATCTTTGGCTTGGATTCTTTTATCTGAGGTGCAGGCTTCTTATCTGACACTGGGAGCTGAGGCTTCTGATGTGATACTTTTTTCTTGGGTTTGCTAGGGTTTTCTGGTCTCTGATGTGATTTGATAGGAGTCTGTGACATTATCTCTGAGGTGATGTTATCATATAACCTCTGTGCCAGCTTTGGGTCATGCTCTACTGCAAATAATACACACTCCCTGATAAAACCGCTTCTATCCTTCATATCATTTAGATGGTCTTCCAGCCACTCTGTAGACTTAGTTGTTCTGAATGTATACTGTTTATCAGCCATATCATACACCCCTAATCAGATTTCTCACACCCCACTTGTGATACCCTTTAGCTACTGCAAACTGACCGCTCTTAGCTAGTTCTGGGTTTGGGAAGTGGTCTTTCATATGAGGGTACAGTGAAACCCCTCCACCACCAGCAAATATTATCTTGTCTAGGAAGTTTATTTCATCCTTCCAAAAGTTATGCAGTCTATTAGTGATGTCATAAGCTACGTTCTCACATGCCCAATCAATAGTTGGAGCCATGTCGTATATCTTAGTTCCAGACTTCAGTACTCTGCTTTGAACTACATGTTCAGCCTTATACAGTGGGAAGTTTACTCCTGTGTGGTCTAATATATTATCTGAGACGACTTGGTTTACAGAGTTCATAGCAACGCTGAAGCTAGTAGTCAGATGCTCAATGTTATTGAAGACCTCACACACGTAGATGTCTGTAGTTCCAAACCCTATATCAACTACTGCTACCCTCGACTTAGCTAAGTTAGTGTCTGATATCTCACCTTTATCATCCAGTATTCTGTCCATTAAAGCCCCAAACGGTTGTGGTACGAATAATCCTTTCTTACCCTTAACTGAGCCATTGATTTTGATACCTGAAGACTCTAGATGGTACTCATGCTTGTTATCCATAAACAGGCTCTTAATAGCTTCCTTATACTGGTCAAAGTGACTAACTGGTAACCCTGATACAAAGTTAGTTTCCACCGACCCACCACCCATACCTAGACCGAGAACAGTTCCTAGTAGTATTTTTGTAACCTCACTATCAAAGCGGTCACCAGTTAGGGAGTGTTTAACGATTCTAGATTGAGATATTGCCAAGTCTGATACAAAGTGTGTGCCGTCTGCATTTCTATACTCAATGTCATCGTGCTTTTGGTCTACTTCAAAGGAGTCTGCTACACTCTTATTGAATTCCTTTAGCTTTCTATCTCTTCCAACACCTACAACCGACTTGATTACAGCTGGCTTACCATTGATGATAGCATTTGTGTACATGAACCCCAAGTCTACAGATGTAATTGCTCTACTCATATCTGATTCCTCCTAGAAAGATATAGATGATCTGATGATATTGGAAATCCAACGTAGCATCTGGAACATAGTAGGTAACATTGAGATTCCAATGTAAGCATATCCTACGTTCTTAATTCTGTTCCATCCAGCATCCTTACTCTTACCTGTTGCCATCATGATAAACCCTATCAGAGCGTAGAACCAAAGTATTGGCTCTGCTATTGCAGTGAATATGTCAACTATATCCATGAATCCTCTGCGTAGGTCGTTGGCATTCTGAGTAGCTGCAAATGCATGTGTAGCTCTCATTCCTAGGCGTGTAACGATTGCTGTAGGTAATATCATCTCACCGAACCATCTAACCAGTGACTTTCTACCCTGCTCTAGTTCTCCAGTATGTCGTGATCTATTTTCATACTGAGGTTCTATGAAATCCCACTTAATTACTTCAGACTTCTTAGGTTTGCTCACCTGATTGTGGTTACATTTAACTACAAGTTGCGTCATTCTAATCTCCTCCATACTCATGATTTTCGCAACCCAGTGCGGAGACACCCCAGAGTAAGAAAAAATGTTTCGCTTTTGGTGGGGATTGGGACACCTAGAGAATCAAAGAGTGTACTAGCATGCACCCCCCGTTACTCAAAAGTGACGGTGACTCGTTTCGGGGGGTCGTTTCGGGTTTGCTTTAACTTTACGTTGGTCTAGCTTGTCACATTACTAGGGACGAGTCCAATGCCATTGCTTCCTGTTAATACGGAAGAATATTCCTGTGATGGGTTGGGGAAATCTAAGTTCAGGGGGTGGCTATCAATGGAAGAGAAGAAAGCACTAGGTGAACGCATCTTTGACTTTTCAATAAGAGGGCTTATAGTACTCTATTTCATAAAAGCGGCAGTGGAAGTATTTGGGTAAGGCATCAAGGAATCCCCACGGAGGGGAGGGAAAAAAGAAAAAGGAAGAGAGAGCAACGCACTACAGACTGGCATAGTGAATAGTGTAAGGAAATGTAGCCTACCTCGTTCATGACCTTATAGCTGATTCCCTAGTTCTGTGGCTACCTTGTGTCTCTCTTTTACTGTGTATTATACCATAGTCTCCTTCATGATAATTTATTTAGACAAGTTATTTTGGAGGTGTAGAAATGGCTATTAATAAATATATCCATGATGTAAATGCTTATGTAGAACAACAAAAGCGCTACGGAACTGACAGTGTTAAGGTTGAGTTAGACGATGTGGCTAACAAGGTAACTGTAGCTCTAGTAGATGTGTACTTAGCTCCTGTTGCAGGTGCACCATTACTAGTAGATGAGACATTACCTAATGCTCGTGCTGCGGTTAAGTTCTATGAGGAAATGATTCACCAGTTAGAGCAAGGTGACGTTATTCGTAACCTACACACAACTGGCAAGAAGACATCTGGTGGGTACACTGATAACAACAGTCGCTACCAGTAAGCAACGCTTAAAAGAGTACCCTTTGGGTACTCTTTTTATTTTTTGTCTTTTTTATTAAAAAGAGTATTTAAAAGTTCTCTTTAAATTTTTAAGAATTTTAAGTATACTTTTAAATTTTTAGTAAGTAAAGGGGCTAGGTTTTCCATACAGAGGGAGACAACTTTGAGTTTGAACGCTTTAATTAAGCGAACTCACTCAAAGGAGGAATTTTATATGGCTGAGATATTTACAGGCAATAACCCATCCCAAATGTACATGGATGCATTGTTCACTCTATGTTTAGAAGGTGATGTAGTAAAACCACGTGGGAAAGCGGTAAAGGAGATTCGACCCGTAATCTTAGAGTTTACTGAACCTGCTAACCGTTTAACATTCTTGTTAGGACGAGTAGTAAATCCATTCTTCCAACTAGCTGAATCTACAGCGTGGATTATGGGTGGTAGAAGTGATGTGAAATGGTTACTGGATTATAATGCTAGCATGGAACAGTTCTCTGATGACGGTGAATTCTTTAATGCTCCATATGGTGAGCGTCTACGTCACTGGAACAAGAGTGATGCGAATGGCTTTATCATGAATCCTTTTGACCAGTTATACGATGTGTATGAGAAGCTTAAAGCTGACCCTGACACACGCCAAGCAGTAGCAGTGATTTATAATCCTATCTTTGACCATGCACGCAATGAGACAAAAGATAGACCATGTAACCTTCTCTTGACTTTCAAGATACGTAAAGGTAAACTAGATTTATCAGTAATGAACCGTAGTAACGACCTGCATTGGGGTACCTTTGGTGCCAACCTTTGTCAATTTGCTACTGTTTTAGAGTGTATGTCAAGCTGGTTAGGTATTCCTATGGGAACATACAATCAGATTACTGACTCTCTTCATATCTATCTTGATGACTATGGTGCAAAAGAGACTGATAAAGTGTTGAATGCTTATGGATTGACTTCTACTACTTTAGTTGGACGTGAAGTACCACAAGTACAACAATTCACATTCAGCAATGAGCCTAGAATGTCTAGTGATTTTGATTCATTCCATGACCACCTAGATGAATTCTTTACTGACATTAATCCTAGGTTCGATGACCCAACTTCATATGCTGGAGAATGGTATGTGGATGTAATAAACCACATTAACTCTATCCCTGATGATTACCTACGAATGGCATTTTCTGCAATGTTTGCATATAGAGCGCATAAGGAAGGTCGTAGCTGGCATATCGTGTGTGCGGCACTAGATAATATGCCTGCCTGCTCTTGGAAACTGTCTTGTCTACGATTCTTGTATCCTAAATATAAGGACTTGTCAGACTTCAAGATGTTATACGAGGGCTGGGATTACGACAAGGTTCTTTACATCGAACGCACGAACGGATAGTGCAGGAGAGAGAAGTTGGGACACTTCCTCTTTTTTTAAGGCGAACGGGCGGTTGACCTGTTCGCTATATTTTTGGAGAGGGAGTGTTTTAATGGGTAAAGCACTATTAGACGGAGAGATTATATTGGCAGTAGATTTTGATGGAACGATTAGCACAGAACCTGACATGGGGCATAAGCTAGTATTACAGCCAGAGTGTAAACGAGTACTAGAGAGATTATATGAAGATGGTGTTCGTTTAATTCTATGGACTTGTCGTACTGGAGCACCCCTAGATGAGGCGTTAGCGTTCCTAAAAGCAAATGAGTTAGGTCATATCTGGTGTGCTGTAAATGACCAACTACCTGAAGTGAATGCAATATATGAACCAAATGTAGCTAGAAAAGTTGGTGCTGATATTTATATTGACGATAAGTCAATTGGATATAAAGTCGATTGGTTAGCAATCGAAAAACACATATATGGAGAGTGATTGTATGTTCTTCCCTAAAATTGGAGACAAGGTGTACGTAGCAGGAAATTCATTGGCACATTTTGAGATTGTAGACATAGCTATTCTTAATTCGGATAACGCTTCATCCACTATAGCTAATGGAGGGTCAGTGAGATTTAAGGTAGGAGCAGGAGCGTATGAGTCAGAGTGGCTTCATATCAATAGTATTACTTTAGTAGAGACTGTTGAACGCTTAACTACTGCACCTATCCCACCTGCTAATATGGATATTGAAGCCATTGCACAGAAGATGACTAGGTGGATGGAAGGGTTACCAAGCCAACCAGATAATAGTAAGCTACCTGAGATTGTGACGTTGTTAATGGCAATCCAGTATGACAAAGAGAAGTACTATGGCTCATCTTGGAAAGGCAAAGGGGAAATACGTGGTATCATGGCAAACATTGACCGCAAATATGACCGCCTAGATAAGATGACCAACGATGAGATAGAGGGTGCAGTTAGTACCCTAAACCTTCTTGAAGAGGGGTTAAGAACGGGTAGATTGACTACTGAGCAGGTAGGGGAGAGCAAGATTGATGCTATAGCTGACCTTACGAATTATGGAATCCTGTATATGACGTATGTTAGAGACAACTTCCCTAATGTATTCAAAATATGGGTGGATAAAAATGTTCCAGATTACTCAAAAGACAAGATGCTCTTCCTAGAGCAATAGTACTGGGGAGATAATGATAAACACTCTCCCCTATCAGGGGAGAAAAGATTTTGTGAGACGGTTTTTTTAAGTCAGAAGGGTCACAAGGGGAGAAGCTCACTGGCGGTTACCATGAGACTTTCAATACTTTGACTTTTACTATAACAAGTATCCTTAGGAGGAATTTAAAATGAATAAACAAGAAACTGTAAAAGCTATCTCTGTACGTACTGGATTAACTCAAGTGGATGTAAACAAAGTGTTTACTGCGCTTAAAGAAATCACTGTAGAAACTCTACAAAAAGGTGAAAAGTTACAATTAACTGGTTTCTGGGGAGTAGAGCCTGCATACCGTGCACCACGTAAAGGTTTTGACCCTATTAAGAAAGAGCCAATGGAAATCGCTGCTACTGTAGGCGTTCGTATCAAAGCTGGTGAAGATTTAAAGAAAGCTGTAAAAGGCTTAAAAGTAGAAGACTTTGCTCCTAAAGCAGAGTAGTCTAATACTGATCTCTATTATATAGCTGCATATATCTGAACGGTATCGTTCACACATACTTCTGAAAGTGTTCAAAAGACTCTAGGATTCGCTCCCTAGAGTCTTTTTCTATTGTACGAGAGGATTTTTGGAATCCCTCTTTTTATTAGTTTTGAAGGAGTTGATTCGATGAAGTGTACTGCATGTAGGCTTTCTGAGACCTGTCCAAAGGTCTTACAGATGGGGCATGGTAAGAAAAAGGCACGTATTATGGTGATTCAGGAGAACCCATATGAACATGAAAATAAGAAGGGTAAGTACTTCAGTGGTAAAGCAGGTAAGCTATTACAGTCAGCATTAGAGGAAGTAGGTATAGACTCTGATGACATCTACTATACTGCGGTAGTTAAGTGCTCAACACCAGAGGATAGACTACCCCTAAAGGATGAAGTTAAGGCATGTATGGACTATCTGTGGGCAGAGATTGATGCAGTAGAACCAGAGATTATTATACCGACAGGTAATATGTCTTTATGGGCTTTAACGGGTCTTACTGCAATAACTAAGCAACGTGGAAGACTTATTGAGAAGGATGGTTACAAGTTCTTCCCTATGATACATCCTAATATGGTTTTAAAGCAACCAAAGTATATGGAGTTCTTTTCTAAGGACATCATTAATCTACAATCAATCCTAGAGGGTGTGCTTCCTTCTGACATATTGGCATATGAGCAGGAGAGATTATACTGTGAAGACTACGATACAGCTATCAATGAGCTTAAGAGGTTAATGGCTTTACCTGATGGCTATGAAGTAGTAGTCGATTTGGAGGGTGTAAAGAGTAACCCCTACTTGGATAAGACAGTTATGTCCAAGACTAAGAGAGCTATGTTCCCTGAGAGTGAGATAGTTAAAATATCAGCTATAGGATTCTCTGATAGAGCTGGCTATGGTTGTGCCATTCCGTTATATCATAGGGAAACCCCTTTCACAGGTAATCAGATTGGAACAATAATTAAATTTATACGCTTCTTAATTGAAGACTGTAAGCTAAAGTTTGTTGCACACAACAGTAAGTTCGAGATGAAGTGGTTATTGCAACAGATAGATGTATACTTTACTGAGATGAAATGGGATACCATGTTAATGCACTACCTTGCAGTAACAGAGGAAAAAGGTACCCATGACTTGAAACAGTTAGCATGGCTAGAAACTGACATGGGTGGATATGATGACGAGTTAGACCCATTCTTACCTAAGGGTGATGATGAAGGTAACTACGACATGATACCTTGGGATACCCTTAAAGTCTATTTAGCGGCTGACTGTGATGTAACCTATAGACTACTCAACAAATACAAGCCACTTGTTGAAGAGGACAAAGAGAAGAAATGGCTATGGGATAATCTCATGGTACCTGGCTTATATGCCCTGATGGACATTGAGCATACAGGGGCTAAAGTAGATGTAGACTTACTTAGTATCTACAAAGAAAGATATGAAGCTGAGATTGATAGACTAGAAAGCAAGCTAAGAGAGTACCCTGAAATAGTTAGTATTGAGAGGGAACGACATGAAAGATGGTTAGAACGTGTAGCCATTGGAGGCATTAAGAAAGCCCAACGTACAGCAGAGCAACAAGAGAAGTTTGAAAAGTATAAGAAGTATGACCCTAGCAAGGGTGGTGACAAGTTTAGTTTTAGTTCACCCCCACAGTTACAGCACTTATTCTTTGATATAATGGGACTGGAAACGGTTGTCCTCACTGATAAGGGCAAACCTAGTACTAATGATGACTCATTGAAATACATGAGAAATCAACACCCTATGGTAGAGCTTATGATGGAGTACCGTAAGGTTGCCCATCTGTACAGTAACTTCATTGGAAAGTTAATTCTACACATAGATGCTAGAGGACTTGTTCATGGTAACTACAACCTACACGGAACAGTTACAGGGCGTTTAAGTAGTAATGAACCTAACATGCAACAGTTACCTCGTAAAGTGAATAGTGCGATGTTGTTCCAGTATCATAATGAGATAAAGACACTGTTTGTATCTCGCTTTGGTGACAATGGCGTTATAGTACAGTTTGACTACTCCCAGCTAGAGTTACGTATCCTAGCAGTTATGACTGGGGATAAAGAGCTTATCCGACTGTATCGTTCTGGTGCCGATTTACATAAAGAGGTAGCCGCAGGTGCATTCGGTGTAACTGTAGATGAAGTCACTAAAGACCAACGTACTGCTGCTAAGAAGATTCAGTTCGGTATCGTATACCAAGAGTCTCCTAAGGGACTGTCTGAAGACTTACGTGCGGAAGGTATTAATATGTCTGTAGAAGAGTGTCAGAAATTCATTGATAACTACTTCAAACGCTTCCCAGACGTAGAGCGTTGGGTTAAACGTATTAAGAAATTTGCTAAGAAGAACAAGTTCGTTAAGACTCTTACTAACCGTATTCGTCATCTAGAAGGTTTAGATTCTACAGACCGCTCTATTGCGAATGAGGCAGAACGCCAAGCGGTTAACGCACCTATACAGTCAACAGGTTCAGACTGTACCCTTATGTCTCTTATCAAGATTAATGAGTGGCTACAGGAGTCTGACTATAAGAGCCGTATCGTAATCACGGTTCATGATAGTATAGTATTTGACTGTCCAAAGGATGAGGTAGTAGAAGTAGCTAAGAAAGTTAAGCATGTTATGGAGAACTTAGCTGAATACAATGAGTTCTACAATTTCCTAGGTGATGTGCCAATCCTGTCTGAGATGGAGATTGGATACAACTACGGTCACTCGTTCGAGTGTTCTATTGAGGATATTGAAGAGCACGGAGTGGACGGTTACCTACAGAAAGAGTTAGCTGATAAAAAGGCTAAGGCAGAGAAAGAGTATAAGAAAGCTGAAGAAAACGGTACACCAATACCAAAATTTGCATTAGATTACTGGGAGAAGGCTTGTTAGAGCCTTCTTCTTTTTTGTATAGGAAACTAGTTCTGTATCTCACGGAAGAATCTTCCACTCGACTTGAGGATAAAATTTTGCAAAACTCAATTTGAGGGAGGAAATCAATATGACCAAGACTAAAACTTACGAAATGGTTAATAAATCTAATGGGGTAGTAATCACATGCACGGAGAAATACGTTCTAGATTGGATTAGTAGGGGCTTTGAAGTAGATAAAATCATACTAAAAGGAGAGACAAAGACATGCTAGAACACATGCCTAATAATGTAGATTTTGATAAGGTTGACTGGGTTGCCTTGGCTAGGCAACTAGGACTAAAATTATCTGACGAGCCTATAGAAATTACCAGACTTGGCACTCCTTACCGACAGTACTTAGCAGCAGTCACAATGGCATCTAGGATGGTCGATTGTAATCTTAGACTAGAGCAGATAAATGAAGAATTAGATAAAATGATTGATGAACGACAGGTTACCTCCTTTGACAAGGCGTGTATCAAGTTGTATTTAAATAGAATAGTAGAAGAAGAAAAGCTCCCTCATTGATAGGGGGCTTTTCATTTTGTTTATAGGTCAGGAGACGATTCCCGTTTCTTGACCTTTTTTTATGTCGAACAGGTTGTTGAACCCCACGATACTAAGAGATGGTGGAGAAAAAATTGTGTGCCTTGCTTTAATAATTGTGAAGGCGTTCAAGACAGAAAGGTATGATGAGTATGTCACGTAAGATTATAAGAATCGCCTTACCAAAAGGTAAAATGTACACAGCGGATTTACAGAGGGAACTGGCTATAGATAGCTCTAATGTTCTTAAAGAAGTCCTAAGCCACCCTAGTAAGTATGCGTGGTGGAAGACCCTGTATGATGTAGCTGAGAATCATGTACAGTACCTGCAAGACCTAAGCATTGGTGGTGAGCGTTACGAGAGAGCAGTAGAGCACAGAGATACTTTACAGTCTACTCTTGAAGCGTTTAATCATAGAGAATCAACATTGAAGCTATTGTTACGTAGTAGTGACAAGCGTAAAGTGTTGAAAAGTTATAACCAAAATATCACACATTTAATGGGCGTAATTTAGGTCATTGACCGTAACTAGCCCCAAGGAGGAAAATTATAATGGCAAAATTAGACGTATCGGCACTAGCAGCAAGATTAACAGAGTTAAATAGCAATAGCGGAGGTAATGGTTCTGGCGGTGGAATTAGCTGGCTTAACCTTAAAGATGGGCGTAATGTTATCCGTATCTTACCACCTAAAGGTGATGGAGTATTTGCTAAAGAGGTATTCGTACACTTTGGTGTGAATAAGACTGAAGAGAATAAACGTGGTACAATGGTAGTGTGCCCTAAAACTCATGGAGATAACAAGCCTTGTCCAGTATGTGACGTTGTTGCTGAGTTCCGTAAGCTATCTAAGAAGAAAGATGACAAGTACGATAAGATGGCTAAAGAGCTTAACAAGAAGACACGTGTATACTACAACGCTATTGACCGTGCCGATGACCTAGATTCATTTGAGAAGAAGGAAGTAGATGGTAAGGAGAAATGGTTTAACGCTGATGATGAAGAGGAAACACCTATCAAAGTGTTTGGTTCTGGTATCGGCATCTATAAGGCGTTACTTGCTCTTATCATTGATCCAGAGTACGGTGATATTACCGATGAGGAAGAGGGCTTAGATGTAATCATTACTAAGTCTGGTACAGGTTATAACACTAAGTATGATGTTAAGACTGTGCGTAAAGAGTCTGTTATTGGCTTTGATAACTGGGAAGAAGAGGCACACGACTTAAACCCATTAGCTAAGGCTAAGAGCTATGATGAGATTGATGCTATTCTTAATGGTGAAGAGCCTGAAGAGGGTGAAGAGAAGGAAGAAGAGCAGGAAGAGGAAGAGAAGCCTAAAAAGGACTCTACCAAAACTAAGCTGAAAAAAGAAGAGAAGGAAGAGGAAGAGGAAAACTCTGAATCTGAAGAGTCTAGCGATGGGGATGGAGACGACCTATCTGCTGAGATTGCAGCAAAACTAGCAGCACGTAGAAAACGTAAGTAAGGCATACTTAGGACATTAAGCAGGTGGGCAACCACCTGCTAATACTTTTGAAAAGGGGATATATACTTATGAAAGAGATTAAACAAGCTGTAGATGTTAGCCATGAATTTAAATATGAACTAGGTTGTATTGAAGATGAAGTGTGCCGTCACTTAGCAGTACATGGCTTAAATAAAGCACCTGATTACTTCTGGTATGTACCAGCATCAGCAAGTGGTAAGTACCATCCAAAAAGTAGCTTAGGTCTGGCTGGCTTAGTACGTCATGTAAAAGGTGTATTCCGTATCTCTGAGGAGTTATTAGACCATAAATTATACTCTCCCTTTACACCAGTAGAGAAAGATATGATTCGTGTTGCTGTACTACTACATGACTGCCTAAAGCAAGGTACAGATGGTACTCATACTGTAGCCGAGCATCCATTATTAGTACGTGAAGCACTTCACCCTACTAAAGGTTATGGATTCACTTGTGATATGGATACTACACTGCGTGTTAAAGATATGGAAGATAAATGGAGCTTAATCTGTAATATGATTGAGACACATATGGGCATCTGGAATACAGATAAAGAAGGTAATGAAATTATGGACATTCCTAAAACTAAAGCTCAACTACATGTCCACATGTGTGACTACCTAGCTAGTAGAAACTGCATTGAAGTAGATGTGACACCTAGAGAAGCACAGTCTAACTATAAGAAAAAGGATGAAAATAACGCTCCTGCATGGGTAAGTGAACCTGCTACTACAGGTCAGATTGGCTTTATTAAGAAGCTACTTGTTACAGCTATGAACAAGGGAGTTTCTCATCCATACGATGGGGTGACTTTAGTAAAAGATGGTGAGATTGTCATTACAAAAGGCAAGGCGAGTGCTATGATACAAAATTTACAAGGTTTGACAGGTCAATAAACCCTAAGGAGTCGATTTCTGACTCCTTTCTTTTATTTTTTGTGAGGTGATTGAGATGGCAGAAGCAGGACGCAAGAGAAAGTGGCAACCCCATTGGAATGATGAAATTCTTAAAGCCCTTGAGACGAAAGGTGAATATGACTACACCTATATAATTGAACAGCATGGTCTACGTTTGGTATGGGTGAGGGATAAAATTAGAGCACTGTGTAAGCAGGCTCATGATGGTAGTGTATCCCTTAGGTGGGATAAGAACGCTCACATAGTTTATATACGTAAGTCTTATGTTAGACCTAAGCCTGCAATACCTAAGGGCATTCCTGCTATTGAAAAGTATGCGGAACAGGCTAAGGCTATCAGAAGTAACAGAGATAAGTTCATTGCTCTATGCAAGAAGGATGGAGAGGAATACCCTATCAACTTGTATGCTGTCACTGAGCAACATGCTAGAATGGACTTAGAAGAGAACTACAAGGTAGATGAGATTGTAGACTTACTACCTGCGAAAGAATACCGTAAAAAATACAGAAGAGCATTATAAGGAGGAAACAAGATGTTACTACTAATTGATGGGAATAATATAGGTTACCGTGCTTT